CATCTTTAAAGTAGGCAGTTAGTGTACCAGTAACGTCACATTTACCAACACCGATATCACAATTGCCAAGATTTCCAATTGCTTTTAAACCACGAACATTATTTGCAATTGTAAAATCAAGCCCATTCACCAAACAAGTAGACACATCGGTACCACCTTCACGCACCTCAGCAACATTACTCACTGCATTAAGCACATCATTCGTTCCTGCAGCATCCGCAGAAGCAACATCTGAGGATGATTGTGTCAAAGTTGCGTTCTTTCCGATGAAATCAAAACTACCGGTTAGAATTGCACCAGATTGTGCCGCCAGATTAAATGAATTCACAACCTGTCCTAAAAAGGTGAAATATTGACCTGAAGCAAGACCACCATGATACCTGATCACACTGTAGCTATGCTCAGTAGTACCATTTCGGAGGTAAGACCCGCTAATGGTAATTGTATCCGACCCCGAAGCTACGGTACCGTCTGGAACCGGAGATACAGTCATACTCTCAGAACTAGCTTTGGCCGTGATCTGGTAGTAGCCGTTGTTGGTAGCATTGGAACTTCCACGCAATTCAATCCACTGTCCAACTGTTGCAAGTGAAAAATTTGCAACATCAGCTGTGGCACCAGTTCCTGCTGTTAGTGTACCATCATCAACAATTCCAATACCCGATGTGGAGATCGACAGATTGGTAGACCAATCACTCCACAATGCACCTTCCAGCATGGCATTAAAAGAATCATAACTCAATTCAAAATTAAAACCACCTGTTACATCCGCATCTGTTTGAATTAGAGCTGTGACTTGGCGATCACTGCGAATTTCGCCACTAGTTATATTTGAAATATTGTAGGCAAACGACTCACCTGTAAACCGAAGCTCTTGGAAGGTACAGGTAGCCAAAGTCCCCCAAGTTACTTCTTCGCCAAAATATAGTGCTGTTTGATTACTGTCACCCATTGTAAAATACCTCCTTATGGAATTCACATATTCCAAGACTGACCTTCATGGAGGTTCTGAAGTTAAAATCATTTAATTTCATTTCCTAGACTCCGCTGCGGGTGTATATTCAAATTCAATCATTCCACCAATACGATCAATTTCCTTTGAATGTATTGGGTTCAAACTAACCTCAAATAAATTGAGTAACCCGCAATGTGCTCTTGTGCATTTTATCTCGACTACCATAGATTTGTCAACATATTTTATTTTTGCCAAGAGCTTTCCACACTTTTCGCAGCGACATTCACCATCCGTTTCTTTTGGGATAAATGTAATCTGCATTTTTTAACTCGCATTTGCTAATATAACATCTGACCAAAAATCGATCAAAGTTGAAATTTGATAATGTTCTCCTATGTCGCCTACTCTGGCTATTCTTGGAGATCGGCAGTGGATATCATCAAAATCAGCATTTCTAAAAATCCCCGCTGCAGTATCCGCATATCCACGTGCTATATTTGTTCCAGTCCCTACGGGAACCATAATTAAAATATGAATAATTCCAATAATTCGATGACATGGGATTGACGCAATACTAGCCTGAAACGCATCTACTTCGTTAATCATTAACCGCACAAATGCTGTATTTGCGTCTGGTGTATAAGGAACATTATCCCAGGATATATCTGTAGCTGTCCAATTAGTTAAAAATCGGGATTCAATTGCTTGTCTTATATCCTGAAATGTACCCATTATACAGGAACCTTTCTATCCATAATAGTTGCCGCAATTTTTGGCAGCGCAGCCATGGTCTTCGCTACCGCTTTTTCATAAATTAAATAAGGACCTTTATTTTTCCACCCAACGTATTCAACATTCCTTGCCCAACTATACCCATACTTTGTTGAGTATCCAACTGAATTTGAGATTGTGATCGTATCCTCTGGTTTGATATTTTTTATTTTCTTTAGTTCTAAGTAAGCACGTCCTTTGGCAACTTCCTTGGTTCGAATCCCTTCTTGATAAATAACAGTATCTGATGTGTCAACTTTATTGACACCAACCCTATGACTTGAAATGTAAGACCCTGTCTTAAACGGGTCAATCCCATCTGGATTGATAACATTCAGCAAACAAGTCCGTGCAGTCTCAGCCAAAGTCTCTGCCATTTTGCCTTTCATTTCTTTGGCCATTTTATCAAACTGAACATCAATTGACCGTAGATTTATAGGTGAATATGGTTTAGCCATTATGTTTTCCGAATATAAATTTCATATAATGCCGCACTCGGATCAGTAACAAAATCAACCACATTCCAACGTTTGCTTGAAATTGTAACATAATCACCAACCTTCGGTGTTACAGAAATATCTTTATTTGCTACTAATAATTTCTGATCAGTCATTAGAATATCCCGGCCTTGAATTTCTTCTGATTTTACCTCATCAAAAATAGTCTTAATTGTTGTATCTGTGTCTCCAGATTCAGTATTTACACCTGTGGTGGCATTATAACTAAATGTACCAAGTGAGTGGTATGGAATACCTGTATGAGCCACGTCCCCGAAAGCGGATATGATCGTAGAAGCTGCTGATTGAAATGTAGCCTGAAGTCCCATTATACTCTCTCTAAAATACGTGGCGTTGATGCTGTCTTCGTACCGTATTGTTTAATTATATCCCAAACCATATTGGGCATTGTCGGTCTACGATCATATTTATCAATTTCCATAAACAACGAACCTGCTTTTAATTCTTTAAATCCAAATGTAGCACTATCCGCTGTACGATCTGTTTGTGATAGAAAATAGGCATAGAAAGAGGTTGCTTCCTGAAGAAAAACCGGGATCGTATCTTCATCAATGGAATCGCCATTAGGATCATAAGTTCCTTCTCGTGGCCAATCTAAATGCTGATCTTCATCATTTGTTTTCCATCCCATCCATGCAATTTGAACATCGAGTAATGTGGTGGCATATATAATACATGCTTCTGCATTTGCGGTACTGAGAGAAGCCCAAATAGCAGTTTTATGGATATCCTGCTCCAAAAAAACACTTGCTGAAGCTAATGTACAATATGCATTTGAAGTCGCACCACCTGCAGTATTATCAAGAGTTAATGCCATTACACTCTCCAAATTGGAATTAAGAATAATAGTTTATACAGCATCTGTACCTCTTTTGGTGCTATTTATTGATCGGTTTTTTGTAATACTCTTTTTTGAAATTGTTTTTGTTTTTGTAGGTTTTTTATCAGCTACAGTTGGAATTTTTGCTGGAGCCGTTTCAATTTTTTCAATCGGTTCTGGTTTCGCTGTCGGATCATTTTCAACATAAAACCCCGATTTCAACGATTCTTTTGCATCGATTATATGTGCAAAAGGCACCGCTTTACCTGTTGATTTTTCATAAAGAGTTATCATTTTAAACTACCTCCGTGAATTCAAATTAACCACTTTTTGCGGTTCTTCTATTGGCATATCCCATCCTTCGCGACTCATACCAAATATATTTAAAACCGTTCCCACATCACCACGAATACCAGCTTGATATTCAGGTGCAGTGTCTTTCAAAACTGTTGCAAGCTGATCTAATACTTGGCATCCTTGCTGCAACATTCCCATAGAAAGATGAAACATACAATAACAAACGGATTCTGGTGTATTCGCATAAACAAATCTATTTCCACCAGCAATCGGACTTTTCTGGTATTCAGCATGTGCTTTCAAAAATCCTTTTGCACCTTGTGCCATCAAATCAATATCTTGAACCCATACACCATATTCTGCCAAGTTCATCAACAAATCTAAATCATTTGGATATTCTTTCAAACCAGCAAGTAACCATTTTTGCGCATTCTTTTTATCCAATAATTTACGATAGACATGAGTCGCAGTACAATAAATTGACCCGTTAAATTTAACTCCGGTCCGTTTTGAGGTTTCCTCATAGCGTACAATATACTTTGCAGCATCCTCAAATTCATCGTAAGCTGTATAGCTTTGAATTAAGTAAAAAAGAGAATTGATGTCATCAGGATCTTTTTCTAAAGACTTAAATAGAAGACCCTCTGTTCGTTTCCGTTTTTCAGCTTGTTTTTCTGGAGTTAAGTCATAACCATAATGTTTTAAACTTATCACAGGACAAACTACTGCTTCTGGTCTACCTTTAATAATTTTAGGTTGGTTATGAATAGCACGTTCATACCGAACAACACCTTTTCGAAACAAACGAACAGTTTGTAACTGCATAGCTTGCATATCTTTTTGAATATCATGTAACGTGATCGCCGCAGAAGAACATTCAAGAGGAATTTTACTAAGCCAACGTTTTAAATCTTTTGCAGATGAAGAACCCGATACAATAAGTTCTTCATCTGCATCAACAATCAATACCCAATCGCTG